GTTGCGCCACTGGTTCAGGCTGTTTCGTTTCTGGCTCGTTTTGTAACGCATTTGGGCTGTTTTGTTCCGCTTTCTGGTCGTTCTGTTCCGATTCTTGCTGGTTCTGGTTTACAGAATCGCGGGTTTCAATCCCCTTTACCCATTTCGGATCATTCGGGTCGCTAATCCCTGCAACAAATTCTCCGCGAGAGGCAGCAAGCAACTTATCGGCGTCAGGCTGGCTGATATTGGCTGCCTGCATAATTTTGTTTACTTCGTCAGCGGTAACTTTTACCTGTGACTTGTCATCCAGCGGCTGCGGGTCCTGATGATGTTCAACTGTATCCGCTGCCATTGTTTCAGCCGTTGCCTGTTCATCTGCCATTGCGCCAGATGGTTGCGGGTTATCTTCATCATTTTTTTCTTCTTCTGTTTTGCACTCAGCAGCCAGTCCGCCGTTAATTTCTTCCAGGATATCTTTTTCCGGTGTATGCCGGGCAGCCATGAGCGTTTCAGCTGTGGGATTCTCGTGATCAGTTTCTGTCAGGTTGGCATTGATATACCCCTGAAGGCGCCCCGGGTAGTGATAAAACTCAGGGTGGGCGCTTCGGATAAGTGCAAAAATAGCTGCGCGGGAATAGTCCAGGATACCAGGGGTTGCGCGAAGTGCTGCGGACCATTCCCTGAACGGACTTTCTTTTTTCAGGACGATTTCTTTTGCGCGACGATAAACGCTCCCGGGAATTTCATAAATATTAAAATCCATCGGAAGCGTGGCTGCTGCAGCCTCCACATCCAGAGTATCGAGAGTGTGTACTAAGTCAGGATTACGATCGGTTTTATTTCCGCCACCGGCATTTGCACCGGAAGCCGTGCGGGTGATGCGAGAAACACGATTTCCTTTCATCCACTCTTTTGTCAGCAGACCTCGATCGGTATAGTCAGTGTCCAGGTATGCTTCGAAAAAAGCAGTCATGAACCCCAGACTGGAATTAACGGGATTAGGGAAAACTTTGTCAGTGTCGCGTACCAATTTGTGAAGGTCGCGAATCTCCAGCGGGTCGAGCAGCTTTGTGTTGTGGGAAATAGCCAGGCCAGTAACAGCCGGTAGTTCTTCAGCTCGTGCGATATGTAATGCCTGAAGTTCTTCTCGTGAAACGTGCGTTACCGGTTTTTCGCTGCCATGTTGCGCAAGCCAGCGAATGGGCAGTTCCTGACCGGAAATCGGCAGGAGCATATTATCCTCAATCTCAGCCATGTCTTCGCCATTGACGTTGGTATTGTCAGTGCTGGCTGGTTTGTCCTGAACTGAGGGGGAGGGCGCTATAAATATCATTGTGATACCATCTTCTCCGCCTTTTTCGTATCGGTTGCAGAATTCAGTATCAAACACACCTTCCGGTGGAAGGTCATTCACAACGGGTAAATGGACGCGGATGGGTTTTTTAAAATCCTCTTCGTCAAATCCGGCATCGTCCATTGCAGCAACACCGCGTGATATTGCAACCGATAATTTTTTTGCTGTGCGCCAGTAAAAACCACCTTTAATCCCAAGGCGTTTTCTGACTTTGTCATTTTTGGCTTCGTAATATAGTGCAATTTCTTCTTTATCAGCGTTCATTGATAAGCCTCATAACCATTTTAAGGATGAACAAATTCCTGCCATTGCTGGCATTTTTAATCCGTTGGTATGGCGTTAATATGGCTGGCGGGTTATCCAGCCGGTGTTTCGTTATTCAGGTACAGCGATACTTTTTTTAACGGGAGGCATTCACCGGGGATTTTTTGTTCGTCCCTTACCTGAATGCAGGATGACTTACTGTCATAAATTCCGGTAATCACATTCTGCGGCTCACCCGTTATAAGAAAAACGGTCATTATCAGTGCAAACGCTGAAGTCACTGCTGTTCTCCGATAATACCAAGTTCAAGAAGGGCAATTCTGGAAAGTATGGAATTATCATTGAGAAGATAAGGTTCATATTTTCTCATCTTAATGGCATCTTCAGTAAACTCCCGGTTACTGAGCAGAACTCCAATATCAAAACAACCTTCAGACGTATTAACGTTTGGTAATAACGTTTCCATTATCGCGTCCTCAACAATGAATTTTGTGATGCAGTGCCTGGTGCCTCCAGGTGACGTTAACCAGTTAACAATTAACGCCGGAATACAGAAGGATGCCCGTTACGCCCCGTAAAAGACCACTTTACGGTTTTAACTGTTCCGCGTGCGCATAGCCGCATTCACCGCATCACAAAATTCACTTTAAAAAGGGTGGCAGAGCAGTCACGGAGTAGAACTGATGCCACCAAAGACTACGCATGGGTATTGTGGCGGGGCTGTCACTTAAGCGTATGGTCAACCTGACAACCCGGTGCATTTTCTGGAGCAATGGAGGAAACCCCAGCCATACTTACCGCCGCGCCATTTCGCGGAGTGCCACAACCGGAAGTGCACGGTCGAAGAAATTTAACGACAAGCCTTATATGCAAAGGAATCTCGCCGTGCGCTTTCGTGTTGTGTGCCTGCTTTTAACCACGTCAGGCGAGGTGGTTTCCGTCATTCCCCAATAACAGGAAATCTGTATAATCTGGATATCCCCAACAACAGGAAGGTGTTTTATATGGTGGTTCAAAAGAATTGTTCAGGTACTGGTAAGCCTGCGGACAGGGCGGACATTCCGAATACCAGGAAACATATACCTGAGAAAAACATTCGACCAAAACCATCTCCAGCTCCTTCAGAGGAGAGGGGGAACAGCAACAATCAAACAAGCAGGTGATGATATATGGACCGGGATGATATTCTTGACAGGGTTTTATATGGTTATTTTCTTGAACAACTATTCTCTGTAGCGACTGGTCGTCTCGATAAACTTTTCTCAGTGGTGAGTATTATCCTCGGTTCATCTGTCATTGGTGGATTTATTCCTGAAGTTTCTGGAGTTCTCATTGTTGTGATAGCAACCGTTCAAACGATTTACGGATTCGGACAAAAGTCAGGTAACGCAATGAGAAAATCCGCAGAATATCTGCAGCTTTATGATGATGCAGAAAAATATTCCGATTCGGAATTGAAAATGCAGTTAAAGCTCCTGGAAAAAACAGATGATAATATTTGGTCGTCGCTTAAAGATATCGCAATCTTAAAAACCCAGATCAAAATAGGAATCTCCGTAGAACAACAAGAGAAACTGTCTGCAAAATCCAAATTGATGCGATTCCTTTGTGGTTAGGAATACCCAGATTGTTAAAGAGCATGCCGAATGCTTACCCGTGTCCGGCGAACGTATTCCACTTCGCCTGTGGAGAACTCTTTAATTACTAACCTTCATCAGTCAGAGTTTCTTGCTAACCAGCGACGCGCGCCAGCTTCCGTTTTAAACGTTTTGCTTCTGGTATACGTCATCGCGGTAAACGTGCCGTCCTGGTTGGGAAACACGCCGCATACCAGAGATTCGCTGTTGCCAAGCTCGATAGTATCCATGCTGACCTCATTTCCCCTTAACGCCGGGGTAGCGGAACAAAAACCTGCTGCGCTGTTATACAAAGTGTTCCCGCCGTCATGTTCATACGCCTCGGGCTGGCTACTTAACCCCTGACCACTGCCGGGTAACTCGAAGTATTGCCCTGCATTCTGTGGGGCGGGGTGGGTTGGTATGAAAAGAAGGACACCCATAGGTATTTAAAAAGTAAATACCTATGGGTAAATTTTTGCGGTGTCTTAACTGGTGACTAGTTGTTTGGTGAGCTATGATGCGTTTTGTGCTTTCTTTTTACGGATTTCTTCGTAGATCATATTGTAATACTGTTTTTTCTCTTCAAGAGTTTTTAATAATTTATCCGCTTCACTTTCTGGCAGTTCGTCTAAGAGATCTAAAAAAATACGTTGTCGTGGCGTTAGAACCCTTGTTTCATAACTGGAGGCTGTGTTCGTTGATGATGAAACGATACCATCCATCCATCCCCGGGGTAACCCAAAGGACTCTTCGATAATCTCCACCATATCATCAGCGATCCGTTTTTTTCCCTTTTTCCCCTCTGGGTACAACATTCTTGATACATAAGAAGGCTCGCGCCCGATCTTTCTGGCCACGTTAACCGCTTTACCATCGCATTTCTCATCACGAATTTTGATGAGTTGCTGTCGTCTAAATTCATATTTGTCCATAGGTAAATAATAGATGCAATTACCGCAAGGTAAACAACCTGTGGGTATTGACTTTTGTTTACCTGTGGGTATTCTTTGCTGTGTTTACTAAGGAGTAGCTATGGAAGAATTAAGAATATTTCTCAATTCTCTTTCGTCAGATGAACAGCGTATGTTTGCATGCGAGTGTGGTACCAGCATCGGTTATCTAAGAAAAGCATTGAGTAAAGGTCAAGTGTTAGGGGCATCGTTATGTGTCCTTATTGAGCGAGCCAGTAATGGTGAAGTTACACGTCAGCAACTAAGGCCTTTTGATTGGATGAATATTTGGCCCGAGCTGGAAGATACCAAAACGTTAACACAACCACTTTCTAGGAGCTTGATTCATGAAAATCAAGCATGAACACATCCGCATGGCGATGAATGTCTGGGCGCATCCGGACGGCGAAAAAGTACCGGCTGCGAAAATTACCAAAGCGTATTTCGAGCTGGGAATGACGTTCCCGGAACTGTACGACGACAGCCATCCGGAAGCCCTGGCCCGTAATACCCAGAAAATTTTCCGCTGGCTGGATAAAGACACCCCTGATGCTGTTGAAAAAATTCAGGCTCTGTTACCGGCGATCGAAAAGGCAATGCCGCCTCTGCTGGTGGCCCGTATGCGCAGTCACAGCTCTGAATATTACCGTGAGATCGTCGAACGGAGGGATCGGCTGGTGAAAGATGTGGATGATTTTGTCGCAGCGGCGATCGCCTGGGGCACCCTGACTAACAGTGGTGGTCAGCCTGGTAATGCTGTTGTCGTGCATTGACCAACAATATTCATGCCGGATTTCTTCCGGATGTTCGAGGGTAAAGTTCGGTATCAGATGAGGTGAGTATGGCTAATGCCTGGCTCAGATTGTGGCATGACATGCCAAATGATCCCAAATGGCGAACCATTGCCAGGGTCTCAGGACAGCCAATCGCAACAGTGATGGCGGTGTATATCCACCTTCTGGTGAGTGCGTCACGAAATGTCACGACATGTCACGGCGTGTCACTACGTGGTCACATTGATGTCACGACGGAAGATTTAGCAAGTGCGCTTGATGTGGCGGAAGACGTAATTGATTCAATTTTGCATGCAATGCAGGGGCGGGTTCTGGATGGTGACCTTATTTCCGGATGGGAAAAACGTCAGGTGCTGAAAGAGGACAATGGTAACGTTTCGCAAACGGCAAAATCCCCGGCAGAGCGCAAGAGAGCGCAGCGGGAGCGCGAAAAGCTGCGGAAATATGATGCTGATTGTCACGATGAGTCACGACGTGTCACGCATCCGTCACGACAAGTCACGACAGATAAAGATACAGATACAGAATTAAACCCCACACATAACGCGCGCATGCGCGAGAGTGCTCCAACCGGTGAGTCGCATGGTGCGCCGTTGCAGACAGCCGAACCTGAATACCTGGACGGCCTGAGCGAACCGATCGGGAAATTTTCGATGACTACTGTCTGGCAGCCGTCGTCGGATTTTCGACAACGGGCAGCAGTGTGGGGTATGGCTCTGCCTGAGCCGGAATTTACACCTGCAGAGCTTGCCGCATTCCGGGATTACTGGATGGCGGAGGGGAAGGTTTTCACGCAGGTTCAGTGGGAGCAGAAATTTGCCCGCCACGTGCAGCACGTCAGGGCACAGGTAAAACCAGTCAGCAAGGGGGTAAACCATGCAGCAGCACCAGGTGGCACCGCATCACGGGCAGTTCAGGAAATTCGGGCAGCACGTGAGCAGTGGGAACGTGAAAACGGATTTATCAGCGACGGAAACGGCCTGGAAGCTGTGGGAGCTTATGGGGGAGGTGTATTCGAACCGCTGGACCCAGAAGAACGGGGCCGCACCTTCGAAGCTCTGGATTGCCCAGATTGGCGCGATGACTGAACAGCAAATCCGGCTGGTCTGCCGTCAGTGCATGGACCGCTGCCGGGCGGGTGAAACGTGGCCCCCGGACCTGGCTGAGTTTGTTGCACTGATTTCGGAGAGTGGGGCAAATCCATTTGGTCTTACGGTGGATGCAGTGATGGAAGAGTACCGGCGCTGGCGCAATGAATCCTGGCGATACGACGGGAGTGATAAATACCCGTGGCCACAGCCTGTGCTGTACCACATCTGCCTCGAAATGCGTACCAGAGGGATTGAGCGCCAGATGACGCAGGGTGAGTTAAAACGACTTGCGGAACGGCAACTGACGAAATGGGCAAAGCATGTTGGTAACGGGATGAGTGTTCCGCCAGTGCGACGACAACTGGAAGGGGCGAAACACCCGCAAGGGCCAACGCCAATTGAACGGCTGAAACAGGAATACGAACGCCGGAAGGCAGCTGGTTTTATTTGAATCTGAGAAACGATTTTGTCGGAGGAAATTTTAATGGAAACCGTATTTGACGCACTGAAAGCACTGAAAAGAGCCTCTTCACAGGTAGTGGCGGCCCGCCTTGGAATCAGCCGTGAAGATGCGGTCAACGAACTGTGGAAACTGAAGCGCCGCGGTGAAGCGGATAACAAGGGTTCGATGTGGCGGCTGATTCAGGCTGGTGAAAGTGAACCGGTGTCACCGGTACCGAAAGTGACAGCGCAAATGCTGACTGAGGCGATTGAACAACATGGCCCACAAACGGCGGATGAGCTGGCACTGATGTTCGGGATTACCTCCCGCCGGGCGAATTCATCGCTGGCCATGGCAATCAGCAAAGGGCGTCTGATTCGCGTGAATCAGGGCGGTAAATTTCGTTACTGCATACCGGGCGCTGATTTACCGGCAGAGCCGGAAGCTGCATCCGTAGCGGAAACCGATGGTAAAGCCTTTCCTCAGCCAGCAGGTGTTGCGTTACCTGTCCGGGAAGCAGAAACACAGGAAGAAATAAAAACGGAAAGTGTGGCGGTCACAGTGCAGTCACAGCCGTCGTTCACCAGAAAACATCCGGATGGTCTGATTTTACCATCGCTGCATGTGGCTAACCGCGAGCTGCGCCGGGCAAAAGGTCAGGTTCAGAAGTGGGAGCGAGTCTGCGCCGCGCTGCGGGAGCTGAACAAGCACCGGGATATTGTTCGACAGATTGTCGATTCATCCGGTCGTATTGTGTCGGAAAAGTGATTGCCGGAGGCGCTTATGGCAAAAGTATTTACACCAGAAGAGCGGGAAGAAGTGAAGGCGCGCATTGTGGAATTCGTGCGCCTGAGCGGACGAGAAACTTTTCGACAACTGGCAGATAAAACGGGTGTCAGTAAGACCGCTATTCGTCGTTTATCTGGTGCGCTTGCGGCCAGTGGTGATGTCTGGCTCTCTGATTGCGGGGTATTTCCATCAGAGCAGGCGTATCGCGTATGGCGTAAGACACCGGAGAAGGCTGCTGACCCGACACTGATTCGAAAGTTACCTGACGGAGAAATACGTCGTTACAACAGACGGCAGAACATAATTTGTCGTGAGTGCCGCCAGAGCGAAGTTATGCAGCGTGTACTGGCATTTTATCAAGGAAATGTTAGGTATTTTAGACGTTACTAGATTAAAGAGCATTAGTTCAGATGTGAATTGACATTTTCATGGCGCAGGGTAGAGCCAGCGTGGTTGTCCGCTTTGCGTCAAAACCAGATATTACCAGATTTAGACATATATTCCCGATAGCCCTGCTCTGATGCTACACTCTGTGCTATTTTCATGACCCCAATAAAAATATTTATGACTATTGCTGATTTCAAACGGCCTAAATTGGAACTCCCAAACGGGGCAAACAAACTACTACTGCACTCTTGCTGTGCTCCATGTTCCGGTGAAGTGATGGAGGCGCTTCAGGCCTCGGGAATCGACTACACCATCTTTTTCTACAACCCGAACATTCATCCTCAGAAAGAGTATTTAATTCGTAAGGATGAAAATATTCGCTTTGCTGAACAACACGGCGTGCCGTTTATCGATGCTGATTACGACACCGACAACTGGTTTGAACGTGCCAAAGGAATGGAATGGGAGCCTGAGAGGGGGATCCGTTGTACCATGTGTTTTGACATGCGTTTTGAGCGGACAGCGTTGTACGCTGCTGAAAATGGTTTCAGTGTGATCAGCAGTTCACTGGGCATTTCACGCTGGAAAAATATGCAGCAGGTTAACGAGTGTGGGCGGCGAGCTGTTGCGCATTATCCGGGTATGGTGTACTGGGATTATAACTGGCGCAAGCAGGGCGGCTCGTCCCGTATGATTGAAATCAGCAAGCGCGAAAAATTCTATCAGCAGGAATATTGTGGCTGTGTGTATTCTCTGCGCGATACCAATCTACACCGCAAATCTCAGGGACGCCCTCTTATCAAAATTGGCCAACTCCACTACGGAAAAGAAGAGAAGGAGTGATTTTATGGATCACCTTTCTGATTGATTTCATATTGGCGAGGTGACGTGAGTTAAGTAGAATTGCTGCGGGTGCTTGAGGCTATCTGCCTCGGGCATGAACACCAACGGCAGATAGAGAAAAGCCCCAGTTAACATTATGCGTCTTGCAGGACGCTTAACATTAATCTGAGGCCAATTTCATGCTAGTCACATGTAGGTTAGCCTCTTACACGCCGAAAGGCAAGGAGAAGCAGGCTATGAAGCAGCAAAAGGCGATGTTAGTCGCCCTGATCGTCATCTGTATTACCGTCATTGTGACGGCACTGGTAACGAGGAAAGACCTCTGCGAGGTACGAATCCGAACCGGCCAGACGGAGGTCGCTGTCTTCACAGCTTACGAACCTGAGGAGTAAGAGACCTGGCGAGGGAGAAATCCCTCGCCACCTCTGATGAGTCAGGCATCCTCAACGCACCCGCACTTAACCCGCTTCGGCGGGTTTTGTTTTTTCCTGGCATTCTGGTTTACAATTCGCACGCCAGCCTGAACAACTGGCACCTGCTGCGCCAGCAGAGACAACCGATGGCGCACGATACCAAATTATACAATTCTGATAATTCAGCCGTCTTTGCCAGCAGGCACGGGCGGCGTTCTCATGCATTCAAATCTGACAGGTTACAGCACGCCCCATGCACTGAAGAACAGGCCGAATGGCTGATTCAGAACTACCGCAGACGTGGGTATGAGTTTAGGAAAACCCTCAGCCTCGATTATCGTCACTGGATAATCTCCGTCAGGCTTCCTTACTCTGAACGCCCACCGCGTCCGTCCCGCACATTCCAGCAACGCATCTGGAGGTAACGTGCGGGTATTACTTCGACCTGTTCTGGTACCGGAACTCGGGCTGGTGATCGTTAAGCCGGGCCGTGAATCCATGCCGGTATTCCACAATACCCGGGTACTGGTGGAGCCGGAACCGAAAAGCATGCGTAATCTGCCGTCCGGAGTCGTTCCTGCCGTTCGACAGCCGCTGGCAGAGGATAAAACATTACTGCCATTTTTCAGCAACGAACGGGTGATTCGTGCTGCGGGTGGCGCTGGTGCACTGTCTGACTGGTTATTACGTCACGTGAAATCCTGCCAGTGGCCACACGGTGATTATCATCACAGCGAAACCGTCATTCACCGTTACGGTACCGGCGCGATGGTGTTGTGCTGGCACTGTGACAACCAGCTGCGCGACCAGACATCAGAATCACTCGATCAACTTGCTCAGCAGAATCTGGCAGCCAGGATGATTGATGTCATACGTCACGCAATGAATGGCACACAGGAGCGGGAACTGTCGCTGGCAGAGTTATGCTGGTGGGCGGTTTGTCATCAGGTGGCTGATGCGCTTCCGGAGTCTGTATTGCGTCGTTCGCTGGGATTACCGGTGGAAAAAATCCGCTCCGTATACCGTGAGAGTGACATCGTACCGGGAGAACAGACAGCCATCAGCATACTGAAGCAGCGCACAAAAAATATTGCGCTGCCACTTCACGTCCACCAGCAACAGCCCCCACCCCAGGAAAAGACGTTAGTAAGCATCGCCGTTGATCCGGAGTCTCCGGCTCAGTACCTCCAGCGCCAGAAACCACAACGGAAAGAGATGCCTGTATACACGCGCTGGGTAAAAACGCAGAAATGCATGACGTGTGGCAATCAGGCAGATGATCCGCATCACATCATTGGTCATGGACTGGGAGGTATGGGAACAAAGGCTGACGATTTGTTTGTTATTCCGTTGTGCCGTAAATGCCATAACAAACTACATGCCGGAGTAAAAGATTTTGAAGAAAAACACGGCAGTCAGTTGTTGTTGCTGATTCGTTTTTTAATGCACGCGAGAAATTCGGGTGTTCTGAAGTGGAAAGCATAAATGACCGAACGCATAGAATTTGTTTTGCCTTACCCGCCGACGGTGAACACTTACTGGCGACGCCGTGGCAGCACATATTTTATCTCGGAGGAGGGAAAGCGTTATCGCCGGGCTGTGGCGCTTATTGTTCGCCAGCAGCGGCTGAAATTAAGCCTGTCCGGAAGGCTGGCGATAAAGGTGATTGCAGAGCCACCGGATAAGCGTCGTCGCGACCTGGACAACATTCTGAAAGCACCGCTGGATGCGCTGACGCATGCGGGAGTGCTCATTGATGACGAGCAGTTTGATGAAATCAATATTGTACGTGGTCAGCCAGTATCTGGTGGACGGCTGGGTGTGAAGATTTACAAAATTGAGAGTGAGTGAGCGTAAATATGATATATCCGGAAATTACAGGCAAAAGCGGCGAGCATTTACGCCTAAAAACGCTGGAAGCAGTCTGGATCCAAGGGCGATTACGGATGTGGGGGCGTTGGTCGTATATTGGCGGCGGTAAGACGGGAAATATGTTCAACCAATTACTGACCTCTAAAAAGCTGACAAAAACGGCAATTAACGAGGCGCTCCGGAGGATGAAAAAAGCTGGTCTGGACAAACCTGAACTTGAGGCTTTTTTGCGGGATATGATCAACGGCAATCAAAAAAGCTGGCTGGCACATTGTACCGATTCAGAGGCGTTAATAATCGACAGGGTTATTGGCGAAGTCCTGGCAGGCTATCCCGGGCTGCTCAATGTCCTGAGTCAGCGTTATGTGGGGCGGGGGATGACTAAGCGCAAAATGGCTGAACTGCTGAATGATGCACACCCGGAATGGAGTTTAAGAACCTGTGAAAGACGCATTGAGCATTGGCTAAAGGTGGCAGAATTTATTTTGTACAAACCAATGGTTATGGCTTTTGGTATAGAGAAAAAAGTTATTGCTTTTTGACGTAAAAACTGCTTCAATTCCGGTACGCTTCGCAAAGCCGTACCACGAGGCGAATAGCAGACATGGACATTTGAAAGAGCCCGCTTTTTGCGGGTTTTTTTATGCCTGAAAAACGGCACAGAACATTAAACGCGCTGGTGGTTGCGAATACCGGTCTTTCAGCTTGCTGGCTTTTCCGACAAGAGTTATTGGTATGTTACGTTAACCAGAAAATGGAAAAAGACATGCTAAAACAGCAGGATATGACCGAAACCGCCAGAGTGGTGTTTAATGAATTAAGTGCCACCGAACCGGCGACAGTCGGGGAGATTGCGCAGAATACTTACCTTTCACGTGAACGCTGCCAGTTAATACTGACCCAGCTTGTTATGGCGGGACTGGCAGACTATCAGTTCGGTTGTTACAGACGCCTTCAGTCCTGAAGGCTTTTTTATTTGTGGTAAATGGGCGGCTGGTGGGTGTGGTGGTTGTTGCTTTCCCGTTGCTGAAAAAGAAAGCATCAGGCGATTAGCAGGGTATCAGTTACCCGTTGAAATTTTTAAATACCTCACAATTCAGGCGGTTGACTGTTGTCTGGTTTGCGGGGAGTTTGTTAAAAGAAACTGGCATGGTGAATCCCCCTGTGCGGAGGGGCAATCAGCAACTGGTGTTTTGTCACCGACCCTTATCCTTTCTGTGCGGGTTCAGGTGCTGATACTGAACTCACCGGGAGGCACCCGGCATCATGCAATGGCACATAGCGCCACTCTCCAGCCCCTCTCCGGAGGGGCTTTTCTGTGCCGGATACATCACAGTTTCTGGAACCTTAGGTACTACAGTATCAGTCAGGGTGCTATATTTTCAGATGTGATGAAAGCCTGTCAGCAGGCAGGGCGTATCGGAAATGACCCAGTAGAGAAAACGTTGACTCAGATACCGGTGCTGAGTTACCGGGAAACCGGCATCACATGACCGCTATCCTTCCAGGCCCATCCGCTCCGGTGGGCCTTTTTACTGCAGAAAACAGGTTCCCCGTTAAATGCTATGTTGCTCACAATTCAGTAAGTTGACAGTTGCCTGTCAGACTGGGCATTTGTTAAAAAAATTTCGCATGGTGAATCCCCCTGAGCGGAGGGGCGACTGGTGACGGTATAATCTCTGATTATCAAAACGAGAATGACGCGGGTTTAGTGGCACCGGGCTGAACTCACCGGGAGGCACCCGGCACCATGTGCATGATGATACAGATACGCGGCTTTAGCCCCTCTCCGGAGGGGCTTTCTTGTGGGCAAAAAAAAGCCCGAGTGGGTTCGGGCAACAGCATGAGATATACATTTTTATAATCGAATGGATTTTAACCAGAATTC